TGCCTTTGCTTGAGCTTGAGCAGTTGCGTTAGTTGCATCGACTTGAATATCGCTCTGTATTGATGCATGTGTTTTATTCATATCAATATCAGAATCGTATCCCAATTCTATGCGAGCTTCGTCTAATGTAATCAAATTAGACACATATTTTTGAATAACATGATTTTCTTTTTTGACTTGTGTATCAACATCTATCTCTTTAAACTTAAAGAAACACCTGTCGGAAGTTCCACTTTCAATTGGGTTTGAGATTGGATCAAAGCCACCTTCAAACAATAATTCATTAAATATATTTAATCTTACCATCTCTGAAAACAGTTTTTGCATTTGCTTTATTCTGTCATACAGTGCAACATCTAATCTTTCTGTAACGGATCTATTGCCACCATTCATTGACATTCCAAGGTGATGGGGCGCAACACCTAGCCCAATTGCGACACGTTCCTTAAAGTGATTTAAATATTGACTTGCATCAAGAGCAGACCCTTGTGATCCAATTACTTCTACATCATGTCTAAATGGAAGAATTAATCCACCTTCAGCTCTTAAATTTTCTATTTCTATAGCTGCTTGTTCAATTTCTTCTGGCTCAGCTGGTTGCTCTGCAGTTCCAATCTTATATTTATAAAGTGGAAATAATTCTCTATGAACAAGATTTTGAATATCTTCTTCAATTTGACGAAGCGCAATAACATCATCCAATACGTTAATTAAAAATGGAGTGCCAAATGCTCTACCTGTTTTTCTATCAAAATGAAGATGAATAACTTTTTCTGCTGTCCAAACTGGATTTCCCTCAAGTGGCATATAAGTAAGAGGATCAGTTTGTTGACGATAAGACTTTGGTTTATTATGCTTGTCTCTAAAGATTCTTACTTGCTCAGTAGGAATTAAGTAATAGCCTATTACTGGAAGATCTCCAGTCATTGGTGTTAGCTTATCTGGAAAATACTCACCTAAATCACCTCTTGCCTTAACAATAAAAGCATTAGAAAATTTAAAAAGTTGATCTGAAACTTCAATTAGAAAATCAACAAATGGTCTCTTCATTGCTATTTCCATAAAATCTATTCTTTGAAGAAGATAAGAAATAGCTTCTGGGTTTTCAGAAACTATTTCCCAACCCTCTTTCCAAAAAAGATCTTTATATTTAGACATAGCTTGCTTAACATAAGAGTCCGTATCAACAGCCTGCATAAGCCTCTCAAAGTCATATGCAGGTCTTTCAAAGGTAGCTCTATTATTGAAGTAATAGTTGGTACCCTGAAAACCAAGAGCAAGCGATGCTATCTTCATAGCCTTAGATAGACCCTTTACCTGTTCTGGTGCTAAAGCCTTATCAGAAAAGGTAAGATCCTTATCTACTGTTTGAAATGGTAGGTAATCCCTAATTGCCATGGTACGTCCTTATTTAAGCCTATATCTAATAGTAGACTCAATTTGTCTAGGCTGTAATTTATTGTTTTTCTAATATTCCTGCGGCTTCAAAGGTCTTCTTGATAATAAGATCTTTTACAGCCTCAAGCCAAAAAACTGTTTCAGCCTCTGTAAAGTCGCTCTTGTAAGATAGGTTCTTGTCACTGATCTTAATTTCAACTACAAATTCTGTTTTTACTTCTACTTCTGGTGTATCACTCATTTTACATTTGTCCTTTTAATCTTTGAATAATAATTGATTGTTGTTTAATTGTTGCTTCTTTTATAACTAAATCAGTCATTAAGCTGCTAAGTTTTTCTTGAAAAACAGCTATAACTAAATTAACATCTAAATTAGAATCATTAATATCTGATTGAGAAGTTTCCATTATAGCAGTTTCCTGTTCTTCTTGCTTGCTTATTCTAGACATTTTGTTATTATACCACTAACTAAGTTTAGACTCAAGTTCATTAACTTTAGCTGATAGCTCTTGAATAGCTTTAACTAAAATGGGAACTATTTCAATTTCTTTCCACATTGATGGTTTCCAAGAATTTAAATCAAACAATCCACCTTCTTCATCCCATGGCTTATCTGGATCCGGTGGACTAAGCCAAACTAATTCTGGTTGCGCTTCGTGAACTTCTTCAGCTATAAAACCGTAGCTTTTATGAGCTAGTTGATGTATAACTTTAGCTTCTGGTGTCCAGGGTTCATTTGTGCTTGGATCTATATCACCTTGTTTCCAATTAAATATTCTAGGTCTTAAATTTTCTATAATAGCTAAACCTTCTGGCATATCGATAATATTTTCCTTAAGTTTTCTCATGGAAGAAGATTTAACAATTCTTTCAACACTACCAGCGCTTGCTGCTACCAAAGTAGTCCCAGTACCAGATGGGAATGAACCGTACACACCTATATGTTAAACCTTCGTTTTGTGAGTTAACTGTAATATTTCTAGCTTGTATTGACCCTGGGCTATCAACAGAAAAACCTCCTGTAGTAATGAGTGAACCACTTATAGTTCCACCGGAAATTGATGGAGAATTAATAGAAATAGATGCTGTAATTGTTCCACCTGAAATTCTGTCAGCATTTAATGATCCTGTGGTAATTTTGTCACCACTAATTGTTGTTGTACCACCATTGATTGTTGTAACTACTTCTCCAGCTGTTATTTTTGTTGAAGCAAGTGAATATGCGTCACTAGCGTCAGATTGTGCAGATATTGCTATACCTTGTGCACTGATGGCCGTGTTGTACGCCGTTGATGCGTTGGACTCTGCGTTACTAATAAGCGTAAGAGTATTACCACCTGTAATGTTTACGTTACCGTTTACGGTTAAAGATGAACCATCCCAGGTTAATTTATTACCTAAAGAAAATTGACTATTGCTATCAACATAAAATGGAGTATTAGTATTACTGTAAACGCCTGTTCCAAGAAAAATCTTTGAGTTACTTGACATAACCGTATTGCCAGTTAATGTTAAACTTTTAGTTGTTATTGTATTAGCTGTAACATCACCTTCTTTTAAAACTTTAAATGGTGCGTTCACCAAAGTTCCAGAACCAGACCATAAATCTCCAGAACTATTTACGTGGAATGATCCAGAGTCAAATCCTCCAATATCAATGCTTCCAGCAACTGTGGCATCATAAAAGTATGCTCTACCGCTACCATTTATTAACCACCCTGTTGTGGCGTTTGCATAACTTCCTCCACCAACATCAACTCCATTAAATGTAGAAGATTTAATAATTGAAGTTGCACCAGCCATTGTGATGGTGTGTGCACCGATTGTTCCAGCTGTGATCTTAGACGCAGTTAGATCTATAATGTGCGCAGAATCTATAAGTGTTGTAGCAGTTGATGCCACAATTGGTGTCCATGCAGATTTATTTGCAGATGTATCAATAGATTGAACTCTGGCAAAGTAAAGCTTTTCTGTTGTCACTACAGTTGTGACTCCAGTATTTGCATTTACCTGATTAGTTGTTTCGGAGTTTTGTGGAACATCAACAGCTATAACGTTTGATGCAGAAAAGCCAGAAAGATATGGGGTTGATCCACTAATGATTACATACGTAGATCCGCTTTGGGCAATGTCTTCAGGAAGATAAACCTCATAGTTATATCCTCTTAAGTCTGATTCATTAGAAGGATTAAAGCTAATCATTATAGATTTATAGTTTCCAACTATTGTTAAATCACCAAGCTCTGCCGGCTGAGTAAGGTCAGCTGGAACAGTGAATCTTACAGCTGAAGCCGGATCTAGAAGGACGTTTAATTCCACATCTTTTGGTTTAACTGTTAAAAGATATTGTTTTCCAGGTTTTAAATTTTGTATAGTTTTTTTAATAGTAGCCATTATCTTAATCCTCCTATTGACTTAAAGGTCAAATCTGGATTTATTTCTTGATCATCTAAGGAAAAATAAAAGTTTTTTAAGAAACTTATTTTACTTATATATATTTGATTATTAGCCGATAAAATATTTTTATCTGATAAAGTTTCAATCTCTAAACTGTAGTCAAGATATTCTAAATCATTTTTTTGAAAAATTATTGATTCTTTTTCTTCAGTTGAATAACAATCAATTTCATACCAGTCCAAAACTATATTTTCAGTTTCTACTGAAGATTCATATTTTGTAGTTATTCTAATTTTACACTTACCATATCCTGGACCAACTGCGCCAGTTATTTTAATGTTTGGTCCACTAAAAGTTCCGACTATCTTAGATCCAACTTTTGTTGACAGATTATTAATCCAATCTGTTCCATCGTTAAAGTATGCCAATCTATAATATCCAATAGAGTTTTTATTAATCTCAGTGTCGTACAAATCAATACTCGGTGGAGTTGCGCTATAGTAAGGACTGTAGCCTGGACTTGCTTCAAGTGAATTAATAACAGTATTTGGATATTCTACGTATTCATAAGATGTTACTGAATTTGATGTAACTGGAGTTGCATGAATATACTTTATATAGTCTGATCCATAGTAAACGCTATAGGTTCCATCTGGAAGACTATTTGCTTCGTGATTCTTTGCGGCCTTAAAATACATTATACCGTCAACAATTCTAGTAACCACAGGAGTTGAAGCCTCTAATGTTGAAACATTGGAATTTTCATAAACGACTAAATATGAATGATCTTGCTCAACTTTAAGAAGACTGGAATTATATACATAATTTAATTCATTATTTCCAATATCTGCAAATAACCAATCATTAGTAGTTATGTAGTCTTTTAATTGATCTATTGCTATTCCGTCTTTTTAAGGGCGGAGTAGTATAAACCTTTTGTTGAGGACTTGCTAAATTACTTGTATTGTCTAAATATTTAAACCAGCTCATGTCACAACTCTATGTATAATATTTCAAAATCGTATTTGTCCTTAAATTCATCTGGTATATCGATGCTGATATTCACATCTGCAACTGGAACTCCACCTATTAGTATATCAGGTGTAATAGAGTCAATTTTGATAACAACTTCTTTTGCGGCTGAATTTATTTGCTGTAAATTAATTTCATTTCTTACCGACTCATAATCTATGTCTATAGATCTTATTCTCTTAGATCCATCTGAGCCAGAATGAGAATGTTCACCTATCTGTACTCCATCTATCTTTGCAGCATTTTCTACCGTTATGTCTCCAACTATAACTCCACCAGACTTCATTAAATACTGAGGATGGCTGTCTTCATTCAGATCATCTAATAAAGCATGGCTAGATTTTAATGAGTTAATTTGAGACTCATCTACGAATAAACCAGAAAGCAAAAAAGCATAATTTGAATCTGTTTCTGTAGTGACAATTCTTTCTCTATTTACAGCTTTTGCAGAAAGCTGAGATATAAAGCTTGTGTATTTTCTTCTTTGAACTATAGATTGATATAAAGAGTCTATCTTTGCAGATGTATTATTTCTTCTCTCTAACAAGTCAGTTAAAACTGATTTAAAGTTACCCTCTGCAGCCAGTAGTGCTATTGCTGCTTCTTCTGATAAGCTAGGTAATTCTGTTTTCATATTTGTAGTTCTTATATCTAAAGCAAAATCTGCAACAACTTTTGTTTTAAATCTTAATGATGGACTTAAGTACTTATTGTAAAATACATTGCAGTTAGTTACCAAATCTTTATGAAGGGTATCTAACTGACTGTCTATCATGTTTGTTAAAGAGTTTACTTTGATAGAAAAAAATGCTTGAAATTGAGCGGCTTGCTTTTTAGTTGTTTTATCCACTTCGGTTTCTGGCAAACCTGTTGGGGATGATTTGATTGATTGGGCAAAGAGTTCCTTATAGTGGATTGCCATTTTGAGCCAGTATAAGTAGTACGACGCGACCTGTTGTTGTGAGTCATCTTCATAGTTATCTCCAAAATCTGCACCTAATGAATTTATAATGCAATTAGTTTCGTTTACTAAGTACTTAATAATTTCTCTAAAATCGTAGATATGACCAAATGTAGTATTTGATATTAAGTTATCATATTCTTTTACAAATTTTCTATAGCCTCTTGTTTGAACTCCTTCCGCGTAGAGATATTGATCAAAACAGATAAAAGGCGGCCTAGGATATTTTAAGGTACCTGCATATCCCTCTATTTCTATTTTAGGATATGGATGATCAACTTTATTAATTTCATCCCAAACATAGGCGTGTGCTTCTTCTAAGTTTGGATTATTTAACGGATCTAACTTTACCTGTCTTAATAAGTCTTCTAAGTCTTTTAAAAATTTAAGTAAGTCTGAAAGGCTATTTTTTGCTTCTTGTTTGAGAGACTGTAAGGGGACTGAATATGGCTGATCATTACCATATGATACTCCGGCTTGGAAAAGAACTGAACTTGCTCCGCTTCTAGTAAAAGACGATTCAGTTGAACTACGAGAAGATGATTCAGTTGTTGAATAATCTAATGTTACCTTTTGCTCTGTTGAGAGTTGATTGTCTATATTGTTAACTAATGACATATTTTTACCTAAAACATTTTTCTAGAAACACGTTTTGCAGGTCTCCCTTTTCTGATACCTGGCATCAAGTCAGAGTTTCTTTTAGTAGTTACCATGATACCAGATGCAGGTGCTTCTTTATCCCCATCGTCAGATACACTATTCGCCTTTGGCATAAAGAATGTATTCGAAAAACTCTCTGTATTTCTTGCTACCTTTAATTTACTAAAGTCTCCATAATTTTGAGTAATGGCAAGAAGTGCTAACATTAAAGCATCATGGGCGTGGTCCATAGCTGATCCACCAGCTTCAAATATGGGCCTTCCTGTTTGAGTAGTTCTAACAACAACATATGAAATTAACTGCATGTAGAGTTCTTCATCTGAAGCTGGAAACAAGATAGCTTCTCTTTCAAGATATTGAGTTAGGTTATCTACCATGTATGGTTTAATTTCTTTTTTAATTGGAAGCTTGGTATATGGATCTCTTATCTCAATGCTCTCGCCAAACCCTATTCCCTTAACTCTATCTCTAAGATTTGATTTTGGATTTTCTGTTCCATATTTTCTAAGTAGCTCTACTTGAACTTCTCCATATCCTCTGTCAACATAAATGTGCTTTGGTTGAAAAGATTCATTCAACTCAACTATTCTATTAACTCCATTTGTTAAAGTATATTCAGACTTGGGAATTTCTTCTCTGTATACAACTCTAACTTTATTTCTAAATCTTTCATCTTCATAATTTTCGTTACAAGTTTCTAATACAACTATATTTGTTCCAGCACCGTACTTGTCCCAGTCAACTCCAATTGTATAAAATGATCTAGCTGATTGTGTTTCGGGAGTGTAGTCCCAAGATGGATCTATGAAAGCTTTATCTATAAATTTTCTAGGATAAACACCTTCTGCGTCTTCGCCCCAATCTGCTTCAATTTCATGACGATAACCCATCTCTGAGTATTGCTCTCTAAATTCATCTTCTTGCTCTTTAGAAAAATAGGGGTTGCAATATGATGGAAACCAGAACTCTTGAAATCTAGCGCTTCTACACCATTCCCAAAATCTTTCTCTTCTACCAGTTGGCGTTGAAGCTCCAATGAGTATTTTATCCGGTTGGTCTTCTGCGGTCTTCTGTAGCATCGCGTAGAGTGCGTCAAGGTCATCTGCATGCATGTAGTCCATTTCGTCCAACACAATCACGTGGGCTTCTTGACCACGAGCTACGTCTGACTTTCCACCTGAACGCATACCAGATGTAAAGAATCTAATTGTAGATCCATTAGAAAACTGAATCATAAACTGAGGACTAGTTACTTTTCTCGTAATTGAATTCATTACTATTTCATTCTTAGAAGCTAATCTAAGAATTTCTTGATAAATTAATTCAACGTGCGATTTCATTGGTGCAATAACTAGGCACCTGCCGTCTTTATGAGTGTAGCTATAGTGAAGCAATGCAATAGCCATGCTAAAAGTTTTTCCTAAACGACGACCTGCTCTTAATACTTTCCTCAAAGCTGGATCGCGCAAAATCAAAGTTTGATAAACTCTTGTTTCTGCTTGAAGAAAGTGTTTTGCCCATCTACATGGATCTTTAGAAATATGTATTTGCCTTTGTTGATCAGCCGATATTCCGCATGTCTAACAAGCTGTTATCAACTTCAAATGGTTCGTCAATCAATAGAGCTAATTCTCTATTTGTAAATTCTCTGCCTTCAACTGGTGTTCCATCAGCCCAATTTATGTGATTTAATTTGTTTTTAAAAACCCATTCAATTCTGTTTACTTGTTTTGAATATTCTGGATCTTGGGCGTTGATAATTTCTAAAAGATCGTCTCTAGATAAACCTTCTAATCTTTTGCGAAACTCCTTAGTTTTGTCCATAGTATATTCTACCCGAAATGCGAAGCCATCATCGCACCTTCTGATCCAAGTAGTGATCTAGCGTTTAATCTACTGTTTTGAATTGCGGCAACGCCTCTAGATCTGGAAGTTGCTCTAACTTCATCATCTTTATATCCTGCTCCAAAGACTCCGGTATACATATTACCCTGCATTGACTTCATGCCGTCTTTACCAAAATTAATTCCAGCTTTAATAGCTTTTCCGCCAAGTTTAGCTAATTGATAAGCCATATCTGCTGCAAATATTAAATTAAGACCAGGTATTGCTGCTAATGCTGCTTCTCCTGCTACAGCCATACCGACTCGTGCTCCACCATGTTTAACTGCAGTCATGGCTCCACGAGTTCCTAAGGATTTTAATATACCTTTTTCTACAACTTCTGTAGCCATTCCTTCATACCCTGAAATGGCGCTCATTCTTATACCTGCACCCGCTGCTCTTGAGCGTAAGACTGAGCTATTTTCAAATGCTTTTGTTAATGGATTTGCAATCTTAAAAAATGATTCTGTCATTTGAATTGATGAAGTTCCAATTGTTTTCATTCCAGCTGTTCCCATTCCAGTGCGCATTTCTACACCGCCACCAGATGTTAATATCCCACGCATAAATGACCTACTTGCAGAACCCTGCACACCTTCTACCATTGCATATCTTCTAGCGCCAACTGTTAAAGCGGTTGCACCCTCCGCCCCTACTAATGATGCTCCAAGTGCATTTAAACCACCAGATTCAAATCTAGCTGCCATTGCTTCTGGTGTTCCCAGTGTTGCCCTTGCTGAAGCTAGTCTTTCAGCGGCTGTTGAACCAGGACCGCCAAGCGTTCCACGCATATTAAGTCTAGCTGCATTTAAAACATCTTGTTTTGGAACTAAAGCCATAGGGTTGTTCATAGCGGTTATTCTTGCTATGTTCATATCAGCTCCAGCTGTTGATAGACCTCTAGCTGCTCTTCTTTCTATTTTATTAATAGCACCAAGTCTAGAAAACATTCCACCACTAAATTTAGGATTAGCTTGTCCGTCCAGTTAACATATTTCCTAAATTAGCAAATGCTCCACCGTTATGCGCTGCATAGAATCCCTGACCCGTAGGACCAAATCTACTTACGCTTGCGTGTCTACCAAATGCAAATGGGTTTAATGTTAAGTTTTGCCTTCTAAAACCTTTAAACATTGGCGCTTTATAATCAAGCCTTGAAGCTGTTGCAACGCCTTCTCCTCCACCCATCCCAAGCATTCTGCCTAGTCTGTTAGCTCCATGCATTTGCTTTGGTCTAGATAACTTTGCGCCTCTTCTAGTTTGTCTACCAAATATATTTACTCCACCAACGTATGGACTTCCTGCTCTTTGTACTGTTGTTGGAGTTAACGCACCTTTTCTAAAAGGCCTAAGTTTAGTTTGACCTTTTGTTGCAAACATACTTCTATTATCTAAGAAGCCACCTTTAAGAATTGTATTTTGACCTCTGTACTGATTTAATCCAGCTACAAGAGGAATACTAGTTACGCCAGCTGCTGTCTCTTGAGTGCGCATAGCATCACCGAGAAAACCTGGAATTTCTTGAGCGCTTCCTGGCGCTTCAAGATTTTCAAAAGAAGAAATATCACTCATTTATTACATTCCTCTTCTTAGGTTGTGCATCCCCAATACGATGCTTCCGTCTGCGTTTAGGTCTTGCGCATTTTTTAGTGAAACGTTATTTGATCCTGAAACTTGTCCTGGATCATATTGCATGTTGTCTCTTCTTAGGGTTCTTCCTTTTCCAGCGTATGGTGATTCTCTAAAAAATCTTTCATTTCTATTTACATAACTTCCAATTGCGCCACCAACAGCAGCTAAACCTAAACCAGCTCCAACTATTCCACCTATTGTTCCGCCTCGTAAAGCTTTAGTTGCTAATTTACTACCTGCTGGATTCTTTATCATATTTCCAACCATTGCACCCGCTGCTGTTCCTAGACCAGCTCCAATTCCAACTGCACCAACTGCACCAACCATTCCTGTGGTTCCAGCTCCACCAGTCATACCTGGAGCAACGGCGTCAAATACACTACCTGGACTTAACTTTCTACCAAGAAAAGATTCATCTGCATTGGGGTCACCAAAAGCTACATCCATAGCTGCGTCTCTTGCAGCTGGTAGTGTTTCCTTGGCTAATCCAGCCATAGCTGCTCCACCTATGATTGCAGTTGCGCCAACTTTAGAGGTTGCAGCTTTATAAGTGCCTTTTCCTAATTTTGCCAAAATTCCCATTATTATCCTCCAAATAAATGAGAATGCTTATCGCTTCCCATCATCGAGTGTCCTATCTTAGATCTATCTAAATTTCCCACAACACCAGCAGTAACTAATGGATCTCTTCTTGAAGAAGACTGATCGCTCTTCATTAAAGCGTCCTGAATACCATATGGCCTAGAACCAGACTCTACTGGTGCAACCTCTATAGTACGCTCATAAAGCTCATTTTCCTTTCTTCTTTGATTAAATTTATGAGCCCCATAAGCGGCAAAGCTTACTGCTGCTCCTACAGCTAAAGTTTTTTTGTTTCTTCTAATAAACTCAGCTCCAGCTTTAATCTCTTGAGCCCCTATTCCTTCTGTAGCTTTTGTTCTTGCTTGTCTAGCTGCGCTAGCAAATGCTTCGTCTGTTCTTAATAATTCAGCGTGTTCACCAAATGTTTCAAGTGCCGTTTCTCCAGCTCTAGCGGCTTCTCCAATAACGGCTTCTCTAGCTACATCATCAGCTATGCCTTCTGTAACTTGTTTAACTCCAGTTCTGATGACCATATCTTCGCCCTCAGTAAAAGCTGCACCGCCTGTATCTGATATTACCATTCGAGATGTTAGCGTTTTAGATTGTTCATCATTATAAAAGTCAATTCCGCTTCTTATAGCGTCTTGTTTCATAGCTTGAACTGCCGTTGCGTCGGTATTAGTATAGGCTACTATTCCACCTTCTCTTATTGTTGTACCTAGCTGTTCTACTGTGTTTTGATAATTTCTAACACTACTTACACCTTTACTTACAGCTTCTTCTGATTGATCATATGCTTCTAAGCGTGCAAGTCTTTTTGCTCCATTTAAAGAAAATAATTCTTCTACTAATTTTGTATCTTCAACATGTTCGCCAAAAATTGCTTTACCCAATGAAACAACATCATCTGCCATTTGTCCTTTTTGGGATACAACTCTAACCCCTTCTACTTCAGTTGCAAATCTTTTAACTTGAAGACCCATTACTTGTTCTGCTAAATCATTTAAAGCGGTTTCGTTTAATCCACTTGGATTAAAGACCATGTTAACACCTTCTGTTGTACCATTATTGTAAAAAGATTTATAAAAATTACTATATCTACTCGAAGCAAATGCTTCAGTGCCAACCTGAATCGACTCATCAGCTCTTCCTCTAATTATTAATTGATTAAAATCATCAGATGTCATAATAACTTTAGATGCTCTATTTACACTTTGTGATTGAGTTGGTAGTCTGAAGTAGCTATTATCGGCAAAGCCCGATGATCCAAACATTGAATTTTGACCTTGACCAGCAAACCACTGTAATCCCATTTCAGATAAAAGGTCCATATTTTCTACAGCTACTCTATCTCCAGCTGATTCAATAGCTGAACTTATTGCTTGTAGTTTTGGGTTTGTTGCATTTTGCAATATGGCTCTTCCAACACTGCTTGTTGATTTAGCATTTTTTACAGCAAGTATTCGCGTTTGCATATCTACGTCCGCAAAAGGTAAACCTCTCTCTATTACAGATCTAGAATAAGCTTCTGGTGTCATCATTGTTTTATCTAATCCAGCAGTGAGAGACAAAGATTCTGCTGACATAGGTTCCGCTGTTCGTGTTATAGTGCTAGCTATTTTTTTAGCGTCCACCATTTGATCAAATTTTGTAGCTTGAATATTTGTAAAATGGATGTCATTAGTTCTCCATTGACCAGTATTTACTGTTGTTGAAATTTGTTCTCCAGCTTTTGTACTACCCAATACTATATTCTCAGTCGCTGTGGCGTCACGAGATTCTAATAATGTTCTTCTTATATATTCTCTAGCTTTGCCCTCTTCAACTAATTGAGTTTGATTATCGCCAAAGTTTCTATATTCAAATTGTTTACTCTTTGAGTTATAACTTAATTCTCCTTTTGCTCCTTCTGAAAGATTAAGTCCCAATTCAGCATTTAGTGAATTGTCAACCTGTAAAGACAATCTTTGTTGTCCAGATGAAGTTTCAGATAAAAATTGAAATACTTCATCAGATACTCTATCTACTCCAGAAATATTTGTAGTTGGAGTTACTGCACCGCTTCTCACTGCCGATCTACGCAGGTATGTTTCAAATTGTGACATAGTTTTATCTTTTCTAATAAAACCATATTCTTCTGCGGCTTGCTTAGCTGCTCCATATTTTGCTGCATATTGTGTTGCCGCTTCACCTGTTAAAGTTCCAGTTGGTCTTCCTGGTGTTGGAAAACGTTGTAGTTGAAGTTTTGAAGTTTGTATATACTTTGCAAGAAAATCTTCTAATATTGCGTCAACGTCAGAAGTGTGCATTCCTCTTTGACCAATTGTATTCATTAAACTTTCTGTCATTTCTGGAGATTCTTGTTCTAATAATTGAATAAAATTAGTATTCAACATTATATTCTGCATTGCTTGTGGTGTGGCTGCTCCCTTAGCTAAAAGTTCTGGAGCTAATTGAATTTCTGAAATAACTTGTTCAATTGCTTGTTTTGAAGCTTCTGTTCCGTCATCTATTACACTTCCTAATTTTTCTCTTAAAATAACTTTTTGTTGATCAAATAATCTTTGCGCACTTGAATGTGTGTCGAAGAAAAATGACGGATCATCCATTCTTCTTTGTTGAAACTTTGCATAAAGATCTTGAATTTGTGGGTCTTTATGAAATTCTGGTGTTCCTATTAATGTTTGAAATATTTTATCTAAGTCGAATATCTCTGCGTAGTGTCCACCAACTCTGTCAGACTTATTTACAAAAAGGTCTAATATTTCTTTCATGTCGTCAATAAAAATTTTACCGCCATCATCAAAAGCTGCTCTAGCTCTATCCAAAATAGTATCTACTCCAGATTCATCTAATAAAGCACTTTCAGATAGTGGCATTTTTACGCCATTTCTATATGTGTGTGCTATATCCATTTGTCCAGATTTAAACTGTTTATTCATTATTACTTTTGGTGCAGACAAAGTTTCATACATTCCATCGCCAGTATATTTAACTCTTCTTTCAACAATAGAAAAAGATCTAACCTGAGAATCAACGGCTCTACCAGTTGTTTCTGTGTCAAATGTATGAATTGTAAATTCTTTACCAATATCACTAACGTCAAATCCCAACATATTCATTGCACCAACTGGACCAGGTTCAGCTGCAGAAACTGGATTTATTCCATATCCTTTTGGAAAATATTTTTTACTTCTTTCATATTCTCTAATTGTAGAAAAAACATTTGGAATTCTATTTCTACTTAATTTAATATCATTAATACTTTCTGCTCCAGTAGAAATGTTAAAGTTTAATTTTGACAAAAGATTAAGAAATGGATGTGTTCCTTGTCCAGCTGCAGTGCCCGAAGATGGATCAATTATCAACTTAGTAAACATACTATACGCGTTTTCTGTTGGAAAAACATGTCCAGGTAAACCAATTAAATCAGATCCAATAACTTGCTCTATTTTAGCTACTTCTCTTCTAAAAGAACCATACAATGCGTCTTGTGTTTTTTTATTAAATATATCAAGAGTTAAATGTTCTGAAGCTAAAAGATTTCTAATATTATTAGCGTTTGATGCTCCAACAAATTTACTTCTTGCTGATGCGGTTAAATTTGCTGGATCAGATAGTGCTGTTATATATTGATTCATCCAATTGTTTGCTGCAGAAATAAATTCTTCTGGTGAATCAGTTAAGTATGTTGCACCTATAGACTTTACGCCCTCAACACCACCGACTAAATAATCGCCTTGCTATATCGTTTGTAATTGGAGTTGTTTGTACGCTAATTTTTTTTCCACCATTTTTTGTTATTCTAGCAGATAAATTAACTAGATCATTAAAAGTACTACGATCAGAGTGGATCATTTTTCTTATCCGATTGAGTTTGTGCTTCTATATAGTCATCAACCTCATATGTACCGAGTTTTTTGCGAATAAGTTTATTATTCTCTATTTCAATCTTTTGTACTTTTTGAATGATGTCAGAAATTGCCTGAGCTGTATCAAGTTGAGTTTGACCAGTCTTTGCCCTAGCTTCTCTGGTTGCTAATAATTGATTACGTAAATCTTTTCTTCTTTTATGTAATCTATCTTCAAGCTCTACTGCTAAGTGTAATTCTTTCTTAAGAATTGGCTCACCATCTTTATCTATACCAATAATATTTTCTTGAATAAAATGTTCTTTAGCCAATAGTTTTGTTTTACGCAAGTATTGGACTTCTTGATCAACTAAGTCTCTTACCATTGAAACTTCAACTAAGTTATTTGGACTTACATCTAATTGCTCCATATATTCACCTGTAAATTGAGAAACCATTCCCATTTCTATTGGACATGGTTTTCCCTTTGGTGCTAAATTTTGTTGATGTAGTGGGCAGGTTTCTGCGAATATACAGCGCGATGCTTCACATCTCATTGGAATTGAAGAAAACATTGATGTTCGTGTTTTTTGTGGACGAACTAAATCAACAGCTTTTTCTCTTTGCTCATCTGTCCATTCATCTGGAAAAAATAAATCAGGACGAAGTGATTCAAACTTATCCATAAAAGAATTTTTATCTTCAAATCTTTCTATATTATTTTCCATTAAAATCAATCCATTCAGACTTAACAATACCTTCTTGAGCGTACGTTTCTATTAAACAGCTCTTGCATCCGGGGGCAATAGTATTCTTGAATATGTAGAACCTGTTCAGCTTGAACTATATCTTCATAAACAAAATTTAGATCATAGTTACATCTATCACATTTCATTTGTGTTCCGAAAGAATTTTCATTAAACTTTTTTGTAATTTTTCTGCTACTTCCACATTTTGTGCCGCATTAACAAAAGTGCTAACTTCACGCATTTCGTCAGGAGTGAGCGCAGAACTAATAATAAACCTAGCGCCTTTACATATATCGCAGTAAATATCCTTGCCGCCATTTGTTTCTAATCTTGCCGATGCACATGAGCAGTGTTCTATTATCTCAAAAAATTCTAAAGCTTGAGCTAAATCATACCATTTATTTTTAAATAGTTTTTTTGTCTGCTCTTTATAAGCTCTTAATTTATAAGGGTCATCTGAAAGAAGCGTACCCATATCTAAAGCTTGTTTCATTAAATCATTTATTGTTCGATACAAAAAATTTGGCAATTCAAAATCACCGTTTATATTAATGAAATTCTTCCAGTCACTCATTTTAAACATCCTTACATTTAGACATATAACATTATATCACTTTATATTACATTCCTGTCATTCCACCACTTGACTTAGGGGAAATGCCGTTGGTACCAGAAGATCTTCCTCTCATTCTTCCAGCGGCGTACATTCCACCCACTCCTATACCAGCACCCATTGCAAACTTTCCACGTGTAGTCCCAGCAGTTCTACGCATTGATGCTCCGATGGCTGCACCTCTTTTGGCTCCGCCTCTTAAAACTCCACCTATTTTACCTAATCCAGCCATAATATTAATTCCTTAGTACATTGGATAGTTTTGACTACCCCTACGACGAGACATTCCAACTGCTCCAGCTGTACCAACTGCACCGCCCATAGCCCTCATGGGGTGAGCAGCTACAGCATTGGCTGCTCTTGCTCCAGCTCCATATAACTGAGACCTAACACCAGAAGATGTACCAGCTTTTCTACCAAGATAACCAGCGGCTCCGCCAATTCCTGCTCTTGCTGTTACTCTTTCAGCCATTGGTGTTATAGCTTTTAATGCTCTTGCGCCAGAAGATGTGCCAGCTATTCTTCCTACCATACTACCATACATACCCATGGTAAACTCCTAAATATTTAGAATTATACTTATATAGTAATTAAACTAAGCAGTAGTTGCTGCTTTTGAAGGCTTCTTTAGTGTAAAGATAAAATTATCACTTTCATCTTTGTAAGATATTTCAAATATGGTTCCACGTGGCGGAGCTGACTTAATTAGAATATCAGCTAATTGATCTTCCATTTTTTCTCTACGAATTTGAGCTAAACCTCTAGCACCCTTTACACTGTCTACACCTTTATCTAAAAGAGCTGATATAACTTCATCCGTATAATTTACGCTGTAGCCTTTTTTAGATAATTTATCCATGATTATAGACATTTCAAGTTCTGCTATTTTTTCTAAGTTACTTCTATCTAAATGATTGAAAACAATTATTTTATCTAATCTATTTATGAATTCAGGCCTAAAGTGTTTACGAACTGCATCTAAAGTATTTTTTTCAACCATCTCTTTTGCCGGCATTTGAGTAGTTGACGTTTTATGATTTATATTTTTAGCAAAGCCAGTTCCGCCGCTAAGCAAATAATCAACTGTTTTTTCATTACCTAAGTTAGTGGTCATTATTATAACAGTATTAAGGAAGCTTACTTCCTCACCCTTGCCATCTGTAAGTACGCCGTCTTCAAATACTCGAAGGAATGTATTCCACATGTCAACATGCGCTTTTTCAACTTCGTCTAATAATACAACCGTGTAAGGATTTCTTTTAACTAGATTAACTAGTTGACCACCTTCATCATGGCCAACGTATCCAGGAGGAGATCCTATTAATTTTTGATTTTCATGCTTGTGTTGAAACTCTCCACAATCTATTCTTACCATTGGATATTCTTCACCAAAAAGATATTTATGTAATGTGCTTGCTAGGTGAGTTTTACCAACTCCAGAAGAACCGGCAAAAAGAAAAATACCTAAAGGTCTGTTTTTATCATTCAAACCAACCTGAGATCTTTTTAAAGCTGAGACTACAGAATCTACAGCTTCTTCCTGACCTATAACATTACCCAGTAAGTGATTCTCTAAACCAAGAAACTTTTGTCTAGACATTTTTTTATATTTACTAGAGCTAGTTTTCTTTGAATCTTTATTTAAGATAGTATCTTTATATCTTTTAGCTAGCTCAGATTCTATAGCGGAAAAATCTTTATCAAAAGAGTTAGATGGCGGCATTTTTGCATAAGCTAGGTCTATCCAAAGATCTATGTCTAATCCGGGGGTTAAGCATTACGCAACCGTTGTACATTGCGTCAATGCAGCGTTCTGCTGAGTCTCGAGACATCTGACGTAATGCATCGGTGACATCTGATTTAACATTATATATCACATGCTCTAATACAGCAAGTTTGAAATCCTTAGGAGAATTAATATCTAGTTCTTCAACTAATGATTCAATGTCTTCTGGATTCAAAACCTTATATTTTATATAAGTTGCTAACTCAGGAACATATATTTGATAAACTTTCATCATCACCCCCTTAATTTAATGTATGGTGATGGGATATATAGTAACCCACTTATGCTTTGTCTAGCAAGTTTCTGGAGGAACTGGTAAGAGATTCTCTTCACTAAGAGAAGTAGATAATAATGTTCTCTAGTTTCTGTTTTCCCCCTAGAGACATTATACTCATGTTTGTCAAAAAAAATCAAGAAATTTTTCTACTTTTTTGAGATTTTTTCTATTGACGGACAATTCTCTGAACAAGGTCCAGCATAGGACCATATTTTTACTAAGTCCGCTGCTGTAGTAATTTTTTCCTTCAAGAGATATGCTGCTCTTCTGTAATCATTATCTGTATCAATATTTCTTGCCACAATGTCTCACTTTCAATGCTTAACGTCTGTATAATGTACTGTCCAATTATATCAGCAACTAGAGATGGAAACGCATATATGAACATTGTCGATCAAAGTTATTTACTCAAGCTGTATGCAACACTCGAAAGAGTAAGACAAGCACAGCTTGGATTGGATAATGAATCAAGAATTGAATACAGAAAATTGCAAAAAGCTTTGGTTGAAAAGATTAAAGAAGTTGAATCAATTTTGAGAAAACCACTAAAAGAAACTATGGTATAATACACATATGGAAGAATCAAAAGCGTTAGACATGGCAATCGCTTTGCTTGATAAGCAATTCGGTGTCGGTACAGTAATGAAACTCGGTAATGCTAAAACCCAAACTTGGCCAGCAATATCAACAGGTGCACCAACTCTAGATAAGATTTTAGGAATTGGTGGTTTACCAAGAGGTAGAATTGTTGAGATATACGGACCAGAATCATCTGGTAAATCTACAATCTCATTATCTCTAGTTGCACAAGCTCAGAAAATGGGTTTACGTTGCGCATATATTGATGCAGAACATGCATTAGATCCAGCTTATATGATGGATTTGGGTATTAATTTAGATGATTTACTTCTTGCTCAACCAAATTATGGTGAGGAAGCATTAGAAATCGTTGATAAATTAGTAAAAACTGGAGACGTTGGTTTAATAATCGTTGATTCAGTTGCTGCATTGGTTCCAAAAGCAGAATTAGAAGGTGAAATGGACGCTAATCAAATGGGCTTACAAGCTCGAATGATGGCAAAAGCATTGCGTAAGATTACTGCACTAGCTAATGACAATAAAACACTCATTGTTTTTATTAATCAGATTAGAATGAAGATTGGTGTGATGTTTGGAAATCCAGAAACAACACCAGGCGGACGTGCATTACCATATGCTGCCTCAGTTAGAATTGATCTTCGTAAGAAAGAAGATATTAAGAACAAAGAAGGCGATTCAATAGGCATTAAGGTCAAGGCTAAAGTTATTAAGAATAAGATGGCCCCACCTCTAAAAATTGCTGAATTTGATATTTTTTATGGAAAAGGTGTTGATCAGTACGGATCTATCTTAGATCTAGCATTATCAATTGGTATATTTGCTCAAAAAGGCGCATGGATCTTCTTAGACGGAGAAAACTTTGCTCAAGGTAGAGAAAATGCAATTGGTAAACTTAAAGATGATGAGAAATTATTCAAACAACTTAAATTGAGGGTAGAAAATGAAAGCAAACCTTCCCAAGATTGAGCCTTGTATCGAATGCCCATACCCAACAAACTTTACAGTTAACACATTAGTTGTAAATGGAGTCAAAGAAAAGTATGCTGTACATTGCAGAGAATGTAATGACAGCTGGATCGAGGAAGTGAACACACAAGATGGATATTAATTTTAAAGATATAGAGAATCATTACAACGGTGATGACTGGCGTTTGTTTAATCATAACGATTTCACTACGGTTAATACCTTAGACATTAAACATGAGAATATTCTTAATAATCATCAGTTAGATCAAACTGATATTCATATTCAAGGTTCAAAAGATCATGATGATTTCATTAATATACTAAGTCATTTAAAAATTGTGTAGAACGCAGTCAATACTAACCTTCAGCCGTTCCGCGCAAAATTATTTTTTATTTTTTAACAAATTGAGTTAGATTAATACTCTATCATCTTCTTAATGTAGACATATCATGATTTGGATACATTGAGCTCACGTATGCCTTTGCCTGAGAGTCAGATTGTCCACCTTCTATTTGCCATTCGTATTGCTTTTGTGGACTAGCTTGTCTAGCCATTTCCATTGAAGATCCACTGCTACGTCTTGATCTCATGGCCATAGTTCCACCAACTAATCCAGCTGCCCCTAAGCCTAAGCCTACTCTACCACCAGTTGATTTGGGTATCAAACCTCGTACTGCTGAAGATCCACCTGCCATATTGAATCACTCCTGAATAGATAAATGATATACTTATAGTAATATATCGGTACTATTTATACCAATTAAAGATTTGGAGTCGTCATGAACTTTTGGGAAATGATTCAGAAGATAGTACGTGGTGATGATGTTGAACCGGAGACAATGGATCAGCTCATGGAATATGATCCAGATATGATAGAGATGTACAACTATGTTATTACAGCTCACGCAGAAGACGATGAGAGTAAGCTCACTATCAGTTTCTTTAAGCCAGAACAGTGGGAAATGGTATTGGAGACCGCTGAGGTGATGGGAACTGACGCAGAAGCCATTGTCAGAGGACTCACTCCTGATGATGTTAAACAAATGATTATCTCAGCCGAAGACTGGAACCCAGAAGACGGCTTAGATAACCTCTTGTAGGATTTAGCTTACTAGAGTAAACTCATCTTGGATCATTTTGTACTCACTTGGTGATTTTTGATTCATATATAACAGTTCATATGTGTCATAGGTAAGTACACCACCTGCTTCAAGTGCAAAACGCTTACTAAAAGCTGGAGACACCCTTGTTGGGATGAATTGATTCACGTGGGCTAACTTGGTATCAGTGAATTTCTTATTATTATAAAAATTATATATCTTCGTATGTTTTTTAATGCCTTTTACGATAGATTCATTGTCTATGAAGGCGCTGAAATCAAAGTTGATCAAAATCGCCGCATCAAAAACGATCCCATGGTTAGTATAGAGATCAAATAGGTATAGACAATCTTGTCCAGTTCCAATGAATACTCTTGATTGGTAATTTATCTCCCAATGTATGGCTAAGTTCCTGTGATACTGCTTAACTTTAGCTTTTATCTCTGCTTCAGACAGATTGTTTCTGTCATGTGTGTCGATAAGGGTAATTGAATGATCATACTTAAACTGATTACTGAAATTATTGATTGGATTTATAAATAACTTCTCTGATCCTAATAAGAAGTGCTGGTTTATTGTTGTTGTTGACTTAAATTCTGTCATTTCATTAATATTCATATCAAATCCTTTTATATGTTTGGCATTGTTAGGGTGTAAAGAGGTGTTCTTAGTAAGCTTCGTAGGCATAGTTATCTGTGTCGAAGTCCATGTGGCTGTAATCAGCATTCTTAGATCCATAGGAGCTGAAGGCTGATTGATAGATATCGTCTATATCAGACATATCGTGGAAACCTTCAGAGCTTATGTCTTTGGCGGGAACTATTTTTCTGTTTGTCATATGTTTTCTCCTTGTTATGTATTGGTTGTTTATGACAATCAGAAACCTATCAGGGTGTTTAGGTGTATTGCAACTCGTAGAGGAATATTTCTTGGATTTCTTTTGGTAACCTCTATAAACATATAAAACTCTATATGTGATTTTATTGGGGGGAAAATTTTTTGACTTGAACGATATGTGAACATATATAAGGGTATATAAATTCTTAAATAAGTGAAATATGGGAAAAAATATAAAGGGGTAATAGTTATTATACAGTATAGTGTTATATCTTTAACACGCCCCGTACTGTATACCCCTTTGTATATATAGATGTTTAAATATCGGCGTGAGCCGATTGGCTCGACCAACATCACATCTAGTCACAAAGGAGACTCAAGATGAATTACAACACTTACAATTCTGGACTCAAGTCTGGTGTAAAGGTACGCTCTGCTCTTACCAAGGGCTCTGCTGCAACATCCAATGTTGCTGAAGCAGGCTATTCGGTAGTGGCAGGCTTTGCTCGTGGACTTTTCGCATCACAGCGAATCAAGTCTGCTGCTAAGTCACAGCGCCCTGTTATCACCATCAAGTAGTCCACATTGTCAACCCGTTGGGTAGTTACCTCCGTTCTGGGGGTAACTACTCAACATTATCTAGTTATTCATTTATTCATTCAAACATTAGTCTCGTGAAAGGAGACAATCATGACATCATCAATCAACAAGCCATGGGCATACGACATGTCCATGGAGAAGTGCGTAGGTTCAGTAGGTAATGACTTGTGGTTTACCGCCAAGTCCACAGGTGGCGATTCTTCAGATTCGCTACATGTGTACATCCCTACTGACCTTGAGTCACTTCAAACACTTAGCCGTGCAATCAACATCCTGTTGTTTGAACATCACGGCGTCAACAACTACTAATCATTGTTGGGTAATTTACCTCACCTTGTCTGGAGCGCCCCCTGCTCTGGACTTGGTGGGGTACTTTATTTACCCACATACATTCCTAAAAGTATTTATATACTTTTTACGAAATATCGGCTTGACCGATTATTAATAATTACAACTGGAGGTTGTATGAGACTCAATGACACAGCTTGCTTTTGTTGCAAGTGCCACACGCAATTACTTGCTATGGAAGGCCGAGTCCTATGGGATGAAGGCTTCTTTCGCACATTCTGCAAGTCACATGCAGAAGAATTGCTTAGTGCGCGCAAGCAACGCAAGCTCAAGAAGAAGAACGCTGGGATTACTCCCATGTTCTAGTAGAGTGAACCACCTTCGGGTGGTTTACTTTATTTCTTCTATACATTTTAAACATACTATACACATCAATTATAACTCACTACCATATGCTGACATACCCCACAGGTGTGCATGTATATGCGTGTGTGGGTTATTTTTAATTTATTGTATGTGTATTATTATTTGTTTTCTTAAAACCTATTATACAATTTAAACATAACACATATAGCATAACTGTGCCCAAGATACCCTTCTGGGTGCATGTTATGCGTGTGTTTGTTTTTTAGTATTATTATTTATAATATACTTATACACTAAAACATCGATACATCCTAAGCTTTATATCTAATATATAGATACATCTTAAGCTTTATTATATTATTCGAAATAGCGGCAAGCCGCTGGAACCAACTTCACGGCTGTCTGCTATTGTAGACATTATTTGACCCTCAGGAGGTCATTGTGAGTATCGTATTACAACTAAACTCAGTATCGGCTCAGTCCGCTACTGGTATCAAGTTCCTTGCCAACTTCATTGACCGTGGTGACGCTGTAATGCCAGCGTACTCGGACAAAGTCACGGATAAGTCCGTGATTATTTGGTTGGACAAGCAAGTCAATGGTAAGGCTTTGGCCACCACCGTTGAAAGTCGGATTGCGGAAGCAAAGTCTGCGGGTAAGGTTTACCACCTCACGCTCAGTGCTTACCGCGTTGACATTGACGAACCAACTGTTGGTAAAGACGGCATCCGTGTTTATCAAGCAGTGGAAGTCAAGCCAGCATCTGGTGCTTCAGTCTCTGGAGCAATCACCGACCGCCTTGTTGTGGAAATCGGCAACCTGTAATCTTCAGGTTGGAGTTCGCTCGTTGTATGTTGCGGGTCGGGTTTATCTCGGCCCGTAACAGCACGACCCAGATACGCACACAGCTTCACGAATATACCAACCAAAACATCCCAAATCAAAATCATTATCTCATACAAAGGAGAGATATATGTCATCACCAACATCCAACACAGCTTTGTTTGCCGCCGCAGACCAAGCACTCATCAAACACTCTAAGGCATTCATTGCCTACCAGAATACTCTAGTTCAATGGACAGCACCAGATGGTGTCGTCTACATTGACATCTATCCGGTAATACTACAGCTTAAAGCTGATTACCAGATATAACCATGTCTTGTTCGGTTGGGCACCGCATCAAGCAAACATACATAGCAGATACTTATCAGGACTAGTAACTCAGTTACATATAGTCATTGTGCATATGCACTGCTTCACCCAACGGTTTCCAGTCTTCCGTATCAAAAAGACTCTTATCTCTTATACAAGTATATTCACATACTTTATAAAATATATAAATATTGTTAGAATAGCGACTAATACAGGCGCTTGCAGGGGGGTACCCATATGCTAGAGGCATAAAAATAGCTTGTTGGACTATTACAGGCCACACTGCTAGATTATGGGTATCTCCCTCTCCCTTCTCAAAATATACCAACTAATGCCAAATACATATCAGACTAATCAAAGGAGTAATTATGCCACCAGAAGTTCGTAACCTAGAGCAAATAGTCCACTACTTGGACTGGTTAGCTCACGAGATAGGCGTACTCAATCTTGAGCACGGGCTATATCAAGAAACTGACCTTAGAAAGTTTCAATCATCTCTACTCAATCTAGCTACTAAGCTACATAAAATTCATAATCATATACCTACATCAACAAAGGAGTGACTATGTCACAACGCACATCAGTTATCTATACAGCAGATGGAGTCTTACACGACATCTACGAAGTATCTCTTCCTCAAGCAATTGAGGAGTTTAGTCTCAGGACTATAGCACTCACAGATACAGCTGCCTCAGCTAATCAACTAGCTATCCGTCAAGCAGACAAGATCATTAAGCTAGAAGATCGCA